TTAAAACCAAAATAAAATATGTTACAGAACGATTACACAGACCCACAAATAGTGGCTCAAGCGGAAAAAGATTATCCAGAAACTACTGCGGAATACAAACGCATTATGGTAGAACAATACGAACTATTCTGCCGCAAACAATCAAACTATGGACCAGGTAACATTTCAGTAGGAACTGAATGTAGAAGTGATGCCGATGTAAAACTATCTCTTACTGGATTATGGTTTCGTATCAATGATAAAATCAACAGATTAAAGCAAATGATTATTATTGGTGCACAAGATAATGTAGGTGAAACACTTACAGACACATATCAGGACTTATCAGTCTATGGAATTATTGCCCAAATTGTACAAAACAAAAAATGGGGTAAATAATTTGGAGATACGAAAAAAACTTCGTATCTTTGTTTCAACATTTTAAGAATCCGATATTTATACTTGTAAGATTTATCGCGATAATCTTAAAATCTAATAAATAAAACTTAAAAACAAAAAAAAGCGTATGAACATTAATGCAATTAAGCAGCGTCTAAATTCGTTGCAAAACACATCCAAAAAGACAGATGCTCTTTGGAAACCAAAGCCGGGAAAATATACAATCCGTATAGTTCCTTACAAGTTCAACAACGAAAATCCTTTCATTGAACTTTTATTTCATTACAATATTAACAACAAAACTTATTTATCACCAGCTTCGTTCCAACGTCCTGACCCGATTTTAGAGTTTGCCGAAAAGTTAAAACGATTAGGTGATACTGAAAATTGGAAAGCAGGTAAGAAGATGGAGCCAAAATTGCGTACCTTTGCACCAATCGTAGTGCGTGGTGAAGAAGGACAAGGCGTTAAGTTTTGGGGATTTGGTAAGACAGTTTATCAAGAAGTATTAGCAATCATTTCTGACCCGGATTATGGTGATATTACAGATGCCGAAACAGGTAGAGATGTAGTAATTGAAATCGTTGAAGCAGAAGGTAAAACTTATCCAGAAACTCGTATTCGTGTTAAGCCAAACCAAACACCAATTTCTGATAATGCAGAGTTGAATAATAAATTATTAAATGAGCAGACTGAAATTACTGACATTTATAGTGAATTAACCTATGCAGAATTAAAGGGTGTTTTAGAGAATTGGTTAAACCCAACAGCACAACATGAGGATGAAGATTCACCTGCACCATCGGTTGCATCGGAATCATTAAGACCTCAACCACAATCGGTTCAGGAGCAAGTAGCACCACAACCAGTTTCAGTACCTAAATCGGCAGAGCCAGTTACGGAGTTACCGTGGGATGTAGCAGAACAAAAACCTGCTTCCACAAAGGTTGATGTAGCATCGGCATTCGAAGATTTATTTAATAGTTAATATACAAAAAAGGAGTTACAATGGCAAAAGTTCAAGTGGATTTAGCACAACAAATTGCCGATAATCTAAATAAGAAATACAAAGACCAAAAGGTTGCTTTCTTTTTAGATGATGACTCGGAGGATGCACCCACCAATATAACGGGGTGGGTGTCCTCTGGGGCAACTATGTTGGATGTGGCAGTTTCCAATAGACCATTTGGAGGTTTTCCAATTGGTAGAATTACGGAAATTACGGGATTAGAGCAGAGTGGTAAATCATTATTATCAGCACACGTATTAGCAGAAACGCAAAAGCAAGGTGGTGTTGCAGTATTGATTGATACAGAAACTGCGGTAAGTAGGGAGTTCTTTGATGCAATTGGTGTAGATGTATCCAAACTATTATATATTACGGCAGATACCGTAGAGGATATATTTGAAACAATTGATACAATCATTGAGCAAGTAAGAAAAGGTGATAAAGATAAGTTAGTAACTATCGTAGTTGATTCAGTAGCAGCAGCATCTACAAAGAGAGAGCTGGAAGCTGATTACGATAAGGATGGATACGCAACTGATAAGGCAATCATCATTTCAAAGGCAATGCGTAAAATCACAAATGTGATTGGTAGACAAAAGATTACATTAGTATTCACAAACCAATTACGCCAAAAGATGAACGCAATGGCATTTTCAGACCCCTGGACTACATCAGGTGGTAAAGCAATTGCTTTTCACGCTTCGGTTAGGTTGAGATTAGCATCAACTGGTAAAATCAAAGCAAAGGATGATAAGGGTAATGAAAGAATCGTTGGTATTAAAGTAAGAGCCAATGTTATTAAGAATAGATTAGGACCACCATTACGTTCAGCAGATTTTGATATTTTCTTTGATAGAGGTATTGACAACTACGGAGCATGGCTGGGAGCAATGAAAGATTATAACTTTGTTAAGCAAGGTGGAGCATGGTACACATATGTTGACGTTGAAACTGGTGAAGAATTTAAATTCCAAGCCAAAGAATTGCAAGATTTGTTGGAAAATAATCCATCGGTAAAAGAACAAATATATAAACGAATTTGTGAATTTACTATTCTACAATACAAAAAAGATTCATTAGATACAGATAATCTAGTAATAGATGCTGGTGTATTAGGTGATGAATAAACAAACATATGAACGAGTTATATAAAAGGTTATTAGATGAGGTTAGTGAGGAACATACGAAAGTAAAAGACCAATCGTTAAACTCAAAAGTTCTATTAGTAGATGGATTAAATACTTTTATCAGAGCATGGACGGTAAATCCCGCAATGGATGATAATGGTGACCACATCGGTGGTATAACTGGCTTCCTAAAGAGTATAGGTTATGCAATCAGAGAATACAAAGCAACTCGTTGTATCATTGTATTTGATGGTAAAGGTGGTTCGGACAGCCGTAAAAAGATATTTAGTGGATACAAAGCCGATAGAGGTAAAAGCCGTTTTAGAGTAAATCGTCAATATGAAGATATGATGTCAAAGGAAGATGAGAGTGTTTCTATGAAACGCCAAATGATTGGCCTAATAGAATTGCTTGAATATCTTCCTGTTGACATTATGTTGTTTGATAGTATAGAAGCAGATGATGTGATTGGGTATATTGCATCACAATTAATTACAGAAGATGAAGGAGCAATAGTAATGTCATCTGATAAAGATTTTTTACAATTAGTTAAATCAAATGTTGAAGTTTACTCACCAAGCAAAAAGAAATTATATACGGAGCAAACGATTGTTGAGGAGTTTGGCATCCATCCCAATAATTTTATGGTATATCGTTGTCTTGACGGTGACACCTCTGATAATATTAATGGCATTGGTGGCTGTGGTCTCAAAACAATTATTAAGAGATTTCCAGAAGTGGTGGAATCGGAAAGAATAGAGTTTGATAAATTATTTGAGTTATGTGAAGAACGTGGTTCTGATAAAGGACCTAAAATTTACAAAGATATTTTGGATGGAAAACCAATTGTAGAAAGAAATTTCAGATTAATGCAATTAGAAAACCCAGAAATATCATCTAACACCAGATTAAAGATTAATGTTAAATATCAGGAGAATGTATCCAAATTAGATAAATTATCTTTTATTAAAAAAGCAATGAGTATGAAGGTTATTGATGCATTGGGAGATGTAAATAATTGGATAATAAAAAATTTTAGTTTAATTAACAAATATAGTAAATAACAATTTAAACGCGGAGAGAAATCTATGAAGTGCATTAAAAATAAAGACGGAGAAATCCGAAGAGTATTAGAAACAGAAGCTGACCAAAAGGTAAAATCATACGGTTGGACATTCGTCCCAAAATCAGAGTGGAAAGCTCTACGTCCAAAAAAAGAGGATAAACAAAAAGTTGCAGTTGATAATAATTTATCAGTTGAAGAAAAGCGATTAGCAAGAAAGAAGAAGGACAATAAATAATGGAAACAATAGATAATCTACAAAAGTTTGGTCAATCGTATCAAGCAAAGGTAGTTGCATCGTTGTTAGAATCCCAACCTTTCTTAAATCAAGTTTCCGATATAACCAAAAAAGATTTTTTTGAATTAGAAGCAGATAGATGGATAGTTGGTGAGATTGTATCTTACAATTTAAACAATAATTCTGCACCTACATTAGATGTATTCAAAGTAAAATTGAATGAGGTAGAAACTGATGCCCAAAAGAAAATGATTGTAGACAGATTACAACAAGTCTATGATTTATTTGGTTCACCGGATTCTGATTTTATTAAGCAAGAATACTTACAATTCTGTAAAAGACAGAAACTTAAATCTGCAATCTTCCAATCGGTTGATTTACTACAAAGTGGTAAGTACGATGAGGTAGGAACGCTTATTCAGGATGCTTTAAGAGCCGGTTTAGAAAACAATTTAGGACACGATTACTTTTTAGATATTCTATATCGTTTAGAAGATGTAAAAAGAAACTCCGTACCTACTGGTTGGAAACCAATTAATGAGTTGATGGATGGTGGGCTAGGACCAGGTGAGTTAGGTGTTGTGGTAGCACCATCTGGTATTGGTAAGACTTGGTTATTGTGTAAGTTGGGTGCAGATGCGGTAGCACTTGGTTTCAATGTGTTACATTATAGTTTGGAGTTAAGTGAGAACTATGTAGGTTGTAGATACGATACAATTTATACAGGCATTCCTTTAGCAGATTTAAAGAACAACAAAGAAGAAATCCAAAGAAAACTAAAAGGTTACTCTGCTCGCTTAATGATTAAAAATTATCCAAATAGAGGTGCTAGTGTTAAAACTATGAAATCTCACATTGATAAATTAAGAGCACAAGGATTTATCCCACATCTTATTATAGTGGATTATGCCGATTTACTTAAACCTGTAAATAAACGAGATGGTTTATACGCGGAGTTGGGTGGAGTGTATGAGGAACTGCGTGGAATGGGTGGAGAAATTGGTGTTCCAATTTGGACAGCATCACAAACCAATAGAGGTGCATTGGAAGATGAAGTAATTCACGCAGATTCAATTGCAGATAGTTACGCTAAAGTAATGACAGCCGATTTTATTATGAGTGTATCTCGTAAGGATAAAGATAAGTTGGCAAATACTGCAAGGGTACACGTAATGAAAAACAGATTTGGACCGGATGGTTTAACATTCCCAACAAAGATGGATACAATGAAAGGTGAGATAGAAATATACGATGCTCAATCATCAAATGGTATTATGGCAACCAAAGAAAGTAATAATGGAGTTCAGATAGAAAAGAAATTATTACATAAAAAGTATCTGGAAACTATGCCAACTGATATGGGATAATATCCTAAAATACTACCACACTTACATAGAAAAATCCTATGAAAAGTTGGGTTGAAAAGGGGATATATACAATACTTATCTATACCTAAAATTAAAATTGGACAAAAAACTATGAGCAAATTATTTACAGAAAGGGTAGCATATAAACCATTTGAATACCCTGTTTATTATACGGAAGGTTGGTTACTACAAGCTCAAGCGTTTTGGTTACATACAGAAATACCAATGCAAAGTGATGTTAAAGATTGGAATGAAAACTTATCACCTGCAGAAAAACATTTAGTTGGAAATATTCTTTTAGGCTTTGCTCAAACAGAATGTGCAGTTTCCGATTATTGGACAGGTATGGTTACTAAATGGTTTCCAAAGCATGAAATCAGACAGATGGCAATGCTATTTGGTTCGCAAGAAACAATTCATTCAGTTGCATATTCTTACCTAAATGAAACATTAGGATTAGATGATTTTGCAGGTTTTATGCATGATGAAGTTATGAAAGAAAGATTTGAACTTCTTACTAACACAACTGCTGAATGGACGCCAGAAGATTTAAGAACAAATCATCAAGCTAGAGTTGAAGTAGCTCGTTCACTTGCTATATTTTCTGCATTTACAGAGGGTGTAGCATTGTATTCATCGTTTGCTGTATTGTATTCTTTCCAAATGAGAAACTTATTAAAAGGAATTGGACAACAAATGAAGTGGAGTGTAAGGGATGAATCACTACATTCTAAAATGGGATGTCAACTATTCAGACATATGTGTGATGAGTATCCTGAATTGTTAGAAGAAGCTAAAGTAGATGTATATAAGGCAGCTGAAATGATTAGAGATTTAGAACATAAATTTATTGATAAAATATTTGAAATGGGTGATTTGGATAATCTTAAAAAAGATGACCTAAAAGAATTTATTACAAAGAGAGTTAATGAAAAGTTAGGAGAATTAGGTTACAATCCAATCGTAGGTGGTGATGGTATGTTTGAATACAATGAAAAGAAAGCATCTGAATTAGATTGGTTTTATCATTTGACAGGAGGTGTCACTCATACTGATTTCTTTGCAATGAGACCAACGGATTATTCAAAAGCAGGTGAAGGTGAAGATTGGGGAGATATATTTTAATTAAATTATGAGAAATTACGGAGAAGAATTAGGCTGGGAGCTAGATGTAGATTTCCCAAGCTGGGGAAATAATGAGGTATATGTAAAGACTATATCTAAAGGTTACTTACAAGATGGTGAGAAACCAAAGGATGCCTATTGGCGTGTATCTACAAAGATTGCACAACGATTGGGTAAACCACAACTTGCCACAAAGTTTTTTGATTACATTTGGAAAGGGTGGTTGTGTTTAGCAACACCAGTATTATCAAACACAGGTACGGATAGAGGTTTACCAATCTCTTGTTTTGGTATTGATGTAGGTGATAGTATCTATGAAATTGGTTCAAAGAATTTAGAGTTGATGTTGTTGGCAAAGCATGGCGGTGGAGTTGGTATTGGTATAAACCAAATCAGACCAGCAGGTGCAAAGATTACAGGCAACGGAACATCGGATGGTGTAGTTCCATTTTGTAAAATCTATGACTCAACTATATTAGCAACAAATCAGGGTTCAGTTCGTAGAGGTGCAGCCTCTGTAAATATGAATATTGACCATAAAGATTTTGAAGATTGGTTGGAAATTAGAGAACCTAAAGGAGATGTAAACCGTCAATCATTAAATATGCACCAATGTGCAGTAGTAGGTGATAAGTTTATGAATAAGTTGCAAGAAGGAGAATCGGAAGCAAGAAGAAAGTGGAGTAAACTATTACAAAAAAGAAAAGCAACGGGTGAACCATATATTATGTTTAAGGGAAATGTAAACAAACAAAACCCAGAAGCATATAAAAAGAATGGATTAAAGGTTTTTATGACCAATATTTGTAGTGAAATTGTATTACACACAGATGAATCACATTCGTTTGTTTGTTGTTTAAGTTCTTTGAATTTGGCCAAATATGATGAGTGGAAAGATACTGATTTAGTCTATACTGCTACAATGTTTTTAGATGGGGTATTAGAGGAGTTTATCCAAAGAGCCAAAGGATTAGTTGGATTTGATAATTCAGTTCGTTCAGCCA